CTGCTGCGGCAGCATCTAGTTGATTTTGCTGTCTTTCTTTATTTTCTTCAAGCCAGCCATCTTTTCCTTTAGGAGCAGTTGCTTCTCTATAGTAATAGATGATTTCTTTTTGTTGTGCTATGTATCGTTTGATTTCTTGTAGGTTTGCTGCCATTGCTTCGTAACCATCTGGTGTAAGTGCCATAACAACAAATCCGCCATCTAGTTCTTTTTCAATTTCAATAATTTTTTCTTCTAAATTACCGCAAACTTCTATAGGATCACCATGCTTGTCTGTAAGTTGCTCTAGTTCTATTCTGTTACCTTCAGCATCTCTAGAAGTTCTTGTAGCAGTCGAACCATCTTCTTTTACATATTCTTCAGTTTGGAATTTTTCTGTAGTGTACCAACCTTGTTTGTGTTTACCTGTAGCAGGTTTACATGGTGTGTTTGTAATAACTTTCCATTCTACATCTGTTAAATTAATAGCGTTTGGCAAAGGTGGTGCGTAAACTTCTACTTCCACAGTTTCTGTAATAACTTTTACAGGCGGTAATTGTGGATATTGTGGCACTGGAGTAGCACAGCCTGTTAGTACAATTACACCTGCTAATGCTGCTATTAATTTATTCTTCATTATCTACTCTCTGGACATTTTCTAAATCTGCTACTTCTCTACTTAGTTCTTCTATTCCGTCGAATTCTCTCTTAGTGGCTGCGTTAGCTCTTGGTTCGATCATTCCTGGTCTAGAACGTGCAAGTTTTGTAAAGTTATGATTTTTAAAGATTTCCATTGCTTCTCTTGCTCTAGCATCTGCTTCGTTAAATTGATTTGTAAGAGTTCTAGTTAACTCCATTTGCTTTTGCATACCTTCTTCTAAACTGCGAATAGTTGCTTCGTTCTGTTGAGCAGCAGTTTGAAGAGCAACATTTTGTGCTTGGTATGCTTCGAGTTGCATAGTCTGTCTTTGTATTTGATCTTCTAAACGGTCTACAATCCATGTGTGTGCAGCCCAGCCAGCGCCAGCTAAGATTAAAACTATAGGTAGAGCTTTAAGCATTCCAAACATTATACGTTTTCCAATCTAACCATTAGTCGTTCTGCACGATTAGTTACTTGCTTGTGCCAGCGACTGTCTCTGCCTTCTACTGCGGCTCTTTTCCAATCACAGTCTTCTAGTGCTTTGCGGAAATTTTTAAAACCGCCTAAACGTGTACGGCCCATGTTGAACATCATGTTTACAAGTACTTCCTGTACTTCTCCTGGCCATTCATTAAACTGATCTCCGTATAGAGCAACACACTCACCAATTGCGGTGTCAAGGTCACGTTCAAAGACTTCTGCCACTCGCTGTTCAGATACGGAAGTTCCAACTGGTTCGCCATGTTCTGGATCCCCTTCTGTGACCAAATGTCCAACTCCGAATGTTGGGTATCCCAAATGATCGAGGTAGATTTCATTTACTACTCCTTCGTCAATCTTCAATTGTTCGAATACTGCTTGTCTGTTCATTGTACTTCCTTTCTTAAAAAAATTAAACATTTTTTCGGGTGACAACTAGTGCTTTGTTTTTGTTTTCAAGCATAAACTTGTTGCCAAATTTTGTTATGTTGTAGTCACCTATATACTTTGATAAAAATATTATTTCAGCAAAGTCATTAACATTAATGCTTTCTTCAAGTTTTTCTAGCATTTCTGTTTTATCTCCGAAATCAACCACGTCAAATTTTAAAGGTTCTGCCCATTTTTTATTTATAGTAAGCTCGTCTTCTATTAAGTCTATATTTTCAACATAACTTTTGTTAAAAAAGTTTTTAAAATTGTCTAGGTTAGATTCATTGACTTTTATACCATAATCATCTGGACTTGCTGGTATCATGCTTTCTAGTGTTGCTTCGTCAGCATCTAGTGATTTAAAACCTTTGTAATATCTAAATTTTAAATTATCTAATCCAGATAATTTTTTCACTCCGTCTGCAATTTCGTATATTTCTTTTGCTATTCCTTTTTTTCTTTCTAGTTCTACAAATACTTTATAAGTTCCGTCACTCTGCTCGCCGGGTGTTACATCAGCATCAAGTACAAAATCAAATCCTTTTTCTATAAAGTTCATTAAGTCTTCAGCAGGGGCTTTGTCCTTTGTTGAAAAACTTAGTGTAACTATGTCCTTGTCTTCGCCCATCTTAGAAGCGTAAGAATCAATTTCGAATATTTTGTATACTAGATCTTTTAAATCCCCAGTTCTTAACCCCATTACAATTCTCCTGTAGGTTCTTGGGCTGTTTGTTCTGCTGGTTGTACTTCTTGTTGTGCTGGTTGTATCGGAACTGCTGGTTCTTGTATTAAGCCAATCTGCTCTGCATAGCCGCCATAGATATCTGTAATTAATTTTTTAGGCATCTTAACTTCGACAATCCAAATAGGTTCTCGATCTAACTTGCCCTTCTTTGTACCAGGACGAATGTCTCCAGGCTCTCGTATCTTACGTGGTTTAATAATATGATCTTTTGCATAGGTAACTTTGCAATCATAGTCAAGTAGCCTTTTACCTCCTGTTGGATCAGGCATTTGATTTCTGGGCCACATGAACGAACACGTTACCCAATGTCGATCAATATCAGGACCTTGTACTAGTTCACCTTCTTCCCAATTTTCATAGACATAAATGTCCAATTCGTCGAGAACTCTTTCAAAATCTTTTAAGATTTGAAAAGCAGTATTACTTTCGTAAATACCTTCTACGTTTTTAACAAGGTCGTATACATCATACATATGGTTATTCCTACAAACTATATAGTTATTTATCCATCCTCTATGGTTATAATAGTATTTTTTAATGAGACAAACGGGTATAAGTATTTTTGTAGAAGATGTAATTCTACATAACCTTTTATATCCAAAACAAGGAGGACTTAATGGGTGCAAAAAGAAAGTCTCGTCAGAGACATAATAATTACAGCAATGTAATATCAATAGACACATTTCAAAAAAAACATCAAGTAACAATCCTACCTAGAAACAAAAATCAAGAAAACTACGTGTTAAAACTGCTCGATCCAGCGAAAGACATAGTCTTCGGTATTGGTCCAGCGGGAACAGGCAAGACCCTTTTGGCTGTGCAAGTAGCTGTCAAATTGTTTAAGGAAGGCGATATAGACAAAATAATTGTTACACGACCAGCAGTAAGTGTAGATGAAGATCTTGGATTTTTGCCAGGAACGCTAGAACAAAAAATGGCGCCTTGGACGAGACCAATATTTGACGTTTTGCGTGAATACTTCGATGCACGACAAATAGAAGGCATGATAGAAGAAGGCATAATAGAGATAGCACCTCTAGCATACATGAGAGGCCGAACATTCAAGAATGCTTTTATACTAGCAGATGAGATGCAAAACGCAACTCCGAATCAAATGAAAATGTTACTAACACGTTTAGGTGAAGGCTCACAAATGGTTGTAACAGGCGATCTTGCGCAAGCAGATAGGCTTAAAGACAATGGTTTAATAAATTTTATTGAACTGTTAAACAAAAACAAATCAGATTATTTGGACGTAGTCCAATTTGAAAATAAAGATATAGAGAGACATAAAGCAGTAAAGGCTGTCTTAGAAGTCTACGGAGAAGAGTAGACAAAGGGGGCAGTAATGCCCCCTATATAATTGGGACAGGTTGATCTTTAAGGTCAAGAGCATTAGCCATATCTAGCCACAGATCAGTTTGTTTTTTGTGATTAGATTTAGCATACTTGCCTATTGCTCCGCCCCATATGTCATCCATATCGTAAACATATATGGGATTTCTTCCTGTACAATCATGTAGCAGGAAAGACAGTTTCTTTTCTTGATATAATTTTTTTACGAATAAACTACAGAGCATATCTTCAGCAGCCAGTAACTCTTCATTAAAAGACACTAAATTTGCTGCTTCTTTGCTAAAAACAACAAGTCTGTGAAAATTATTTCTGCTTTGCACATCTAATGGAAAATGTTTTTTAAAAAAATCAAACACTGGCAAAATGCTTTCACTTTCCATTATTTCACGTGTATCATTTTCAATAGTATATAGATAATCAATTTTTTTATTAAATTTGCCAAAAGTGTTAATTAAACCCAATACATCAGGACGGTGCTCTTTTATTATTTTTAGTAGTTCGTTTATACCGTTTTTGTAAAAAAAATCGTCACCGTCGATCGCAATCATATAGTCATATGTAGATGCTCTTAAAAATTGTAAAAGAGAGTTTTTACCTTTACCGGGAGTTCCGTTAGAACTTGTAACAATAAATTTACAGCCGTTTCTAAGTGCTATTGTTTGAGATTTTTTAATAAATCGCGGGTCTTTTGTATTACATACGACAAATTTATCTATCTTATTATTGTCTATTGATTTTATTGATCGTTCTAATAGTTTAGGATCTTCAGATGCAAGTATTGCAATCACAATATTGGTCATAGTTTTTTTACACTAATTTTAGATTTTTTTAGAAAACGGATTCCTTGATCGCTTCTATAATCTGTTTTGTAATACACAGCACAAATACCACTTTGATAGATTAATTTAG